TTTAACTGGCCCATCTTTAAATTGCTTATCATCAATATCTTTAAGCTTCGGTTCAATTTTAGAAATAACTTCATTCAAATCATTTCTCCAATCGGAGAAAGATTCAGTCTTCATGTCCTTCCGTTTGCGAATAGCCTTATCAATTTTACCAGCATATTCATCGGCTTCGTCTTCTTTTTCACCATCGCCGTCTAGATCTTTTTCAGACTTTTTACCAGTCTTTTTATAATTCTTTTCGTATTCTTCGCCAGCTTCGCAATCTTCTTTCTTCTCTTCTGTAATAACCTGAGAAAGATAAATTTGCTTCATCTCAGAAAAGCCTTGAATAATCCGGTCAGACATAATTATTTTTTGTTAACTTATGAACTATTTAGATTTCTTTCTACTCTTTCTGAAATTATTCAAAAAGTTATCAATACTTTTAGTTCCTGTCATTTTCATTGCATAATTACGAAGAGCATCGGTTCCAACCTCTCTTTGATCTGCTGGAACTCCAGATACTTCTGTCCACTCGGAAATATCCTTAATCCACGATTTGAACATTATATTATCTTCTGTTACACAAATAAGATAATTTGGTCCACGTCTAGTAATTTCTCCAACAAGACCCGTATGAAGATTCTCAACAATATCACCAATGTTGAAAATATTATTAAGATAATACTGCTCCTTTAAATTCTTATAATCTAAATCGGGTGCGATTCTCCACATTTCAGCAACCGTACCTTTACCTTCTAAAGAACGTTGAACAACATGGAACATATTTTCAACTTCCTTCTGGGGCATAGTTCTGGGAACACCAGATTTAAAAGTTTCAAAATCATCTTGTACCGCAGCCTTTCTCAATTTAGCCGAGGACATATTTGTAATATCGTCAGCAGCATCTGGGTCTCTATTTCCTGCAGAGATTATGTTAATCTCTTGGAACTGATATAGACTTCCATTGTATTGATTTGATAATCTCTCAAATTCTGAGACTCTATCAGAACCAACTACGATATTAACCTTTTCAAATCCATCTTCAAAGATGTTCTTTAATACATCAAAAATAGTTGCAAGATTTGCAGAATTAACAATCTTTTTCTTGAAATCTGGAAACATCTTCCTCATGTACTTAATTTTAAGAGGAGGATTTATTGGGTCTGTAGTATTGTTTTGTTTTCTTGATGGATAAACTCTCAATTCACCACCAGATGCAATTTGTTTTGCCTTATCTAAGACTCTTTTGTGACCAATTGTAGGTGGATTGAAACGGCCCAGAACAATAGTTATGGTTTTATCAGCCTGAATATCTTCTGGTGGTTTTTCCTGTCTAGGAGGTCTAATGCTCTTACGATTACCACCAACAGCTGGTTTTGCCTGTGGTGCCTGTCTTTCGGCGGCTGGGTTAATTTTAACCTCAGGGTTTTCTGGAACTGGCGATTTCTTTTGTATGAATTGCAAATCGCCCCTTAAGGTCTTGGCAATAAGTTTACCAGAACGGTCAACCCAGCCTCCATGCTTATTTGAAATGAGTCCGAGTCTAGATGCCTTTTCGCTAGCTCGGCTTCCACGATATTCTAATAAGAAATCAGAGAAAGTCTTCATTGTGTTCCAGTTGTCATATTAGTAATTTAAGAGCCGCTCCGGCAGCAGTATATCCAACATACTTTTTGAGTTTCTTTCCCTGCTTGGAATTAGATGTGATCTTTCCTAGTTTTTTAATCTTACGACCAACAGACCGAAGAACTCTCCGGCCCGTTGAAATTTTTGCTTCGGTTAGAAACTCATCAAATGTTTTCATATACGTCTATTTATTACTTAATAACAAAGTCGTATTCTGCTACACCTATAAATTGTATTGACATGATTATTTATAGTATAATCACTTATTTAGTCTATTTGACAAATATGAAGGACATTCAATATGAATGATTTCATCTTCAGCTTCAACCGTGTCAACAATATACCTGGTATATTTTTCGGCTAATGAAATAATTTCTTCTAGATCCGTGGTCGGATTATACCGTTCATCTCTAAGCAACATTTCAATTAGATTATACCTAATGCTCTGTGGGTCCATTTTATTTCCTCAATAGTTGGTTATATTCCTTTAAGTTTTAATAAGATTTCCAATAATCTCCCCAAGATTGCCCAGGTGATTTACTATACTTTTCACCATATGTCTCTTCCCTTAAATAAGCATAAGTATAAAAACAATTTTCGTGCATTTGTAAATTTACTATTTGCCTTATTTAAATATCACCATCCTTGCGATATTCTGAACGATAAACGCTGAAAGTTCCTTCGGGGTATCTTGCGGATAATTTCTCATAATTAATTTGCATAATTTCTTCAAAAGATGTATCTAAAGCAATACATAGTTGGGCAAAATACCAGAAACAATCTGAACATTCTTTGAGTAAATGGACCTTGGCATCTTCATTGAAGGATTTGCCTTGTAAAACAGCCTTCTTAATAATCTCAACTGCTTCGCCAAGTTCAGCAGAGGCTCCTAATGCAAAAGTAAGCAATCGGGAAATATCAACACCCTGACATTCTAATTCGTTCAAACGTTCAATAAGTTTTGAACTATCACTACTTGCTGGACTAGTAGTTTGACGAACAAATTCAATATATTTGTCGGAATCAATAATTGCATATTCAGTTGTAGTAATTTGTTGTGTCATGTTATTCTCCAAAATTAAATTCTCTAAACTTAGACTTAAAATCTTTCTTATCGGTCTCTGGATCCATATTTTCAATAAGATCGGCTTGTGCCTCTTGTTCTACATCATATAGCCTCATCTTTGCCCTATCTATGCCAACTGTAAACCTGCGGTGAGGGTCTAATGCTCCATAGCGGTTTTTGAGCTGTTTAATAAGAATCTGATTGAGACCCTCTAGTTCTTCGGTTGAAATGAGACCAAACATATAATCAACCGTATGCGTAATCCCAATACTTTCTGAGGTATCGGCTAGGCTCAAGTCTGAGCTGGCCATCGAATTCCTATTCGTTTGTGTTGCGCTAATAACCGGAACATTAAATTCAACAGCTAATGCCCGCACCTCTTCGGCAATAGATTTTACAATTGTATAACTATTTGCCTGCCCGTTACTCTTATACCGACTTGATGCACAGATATTTAGGTAGTCTACTACAATGACATCGGGAATAAAAGTCTTCTTCAACTTAAGTTCGTTTATAAGAGCCCTAAAGTGACCAGCATGTGCCGATACTGGTGGATACTCTTTAACAATTATTTTGCCTTGAGTTTTAGCCGATAGACGCTTAACTTTTGAATCAAATTCGGCTTTAGAAATCTTTGAAAAATCCTTAATATCAACATCAAGAAGATTCGCATCAATTCTTTGAGATATTTGCTTCTCGGACATCTCCATGGTTATATAGAGAACATTTTTACCCCGAAGAAGATATGATGCTGCAAAATGACACATTACCAAACTTTTTCCGATACCCGTAGACGCAATCAGAACCATAAGAGTTTTGGCGAGAAGACCCCCATCAGTAATCTTATTAAAATAAGACAAGTCAAACGGTAGCTTTTCTTCCTTGCGAATATAAGATTCATAACGAGCATCAGAATCTTCAATATAATCGTGTCCAATATGACTATCAAAACTTACGGCAAGTGCATCACTAAGAATTGAAGGAATTGCTTCTTTGGTTAATTTCGGATCACTACCATCTGCAATTTGAATACATTCACGAATTGCGAGATAAATTGACCTATCTTTACACCATTGCTCGGTTGTTTTTAGAAGCCATTCTTTTTCGGCAGGTTCATCCGAAAGTTCAGAAATGATCTTGGTGATTTCCGAATAACTCTCCTCGTTTAGATCTGAACGTTTTTCCAGTTCAATAGAAAGTGATTCGGGTGTAGGAAGTGCATTGTATTCTGTTGTAAAATTAGATATTTCTTCATAGAGAATTTTTTGTAGATTATCTATGAAGTATTCCTCTTTTATGAAAGGGAGAACCTTTCTTGTGTAGTCTTCATTATAAATTAAGTTTCTTAAAATTAGGGCTTCAGTTGATTCCATTCATTATTATTCATCGGTTTCATTATCATCATCTTCAAGTTCTACTGCCTGACTTGAACCATACTTGAACTTTTTCTGGGCATAGACATCGATCAATTCCAGGACATCTTGAGTGAAAAATGTCTCGGGATTTTTCATAATATCCTTTTCCCAGAACTTATTTTCGCCGAACACGTAGCGATTGCCAACTCTTTCAATTACACCACCTTCTACTGCAAGAGGCAGAAGACCATAATATCGGTCAAGGCCGCGTTCGTCGTAGAATAGTCTCACTTCTACATCACGATTTTCTCTAGATAGGCGAGATTTTACAGTCTTAAATCTCAAAATAACACCAACAACCTCAGTGCCTTCTTTTTCCTTAGACTTGGAAATATTAAGAATTGTGGAGGCTGAATAGGCCAATCCGCTACCACCGGACATTTTCTTTGCGGTGTACATTGACATAGACTCATATAAATGATTATTGACAATCATTGGGACGTTTGCTTCCCCCAGCTTAAGAGTCAACATCCTAAAGGTTCCCTTGAGAAGTTGAGCCTTGGTCATATCTCTGGTATCCTTTTCGGCTAGTGTATCATCAATTTCCTTATTAGTTGACAACATTCCCAATGAATCTAGAACTAAAAATAAAGGCTTGCGATCACACTTAGGCTTTTTAAGATACATATCAACAGCCTTTAATGCTCTCGTGCGAAATTCTTCTACGGTTACAACATTGACAATAACTACTCTATTGACATCAATTCCCTTTTCTACCAATAATGTCTTATTAATAGCAGATTCAGTATCAAAATAAAGACAAATTCCCTCTGGATTCTTGGTAAGAAATTCCCTAACCACATTAAGAGCGATAAAGGTTTTTCCACAAGATTCATCTGCAGCAAGAGCCGTAATTCTACATTGTGAAATCCCCCCGAAAATGCTACCAGATGCAAGAGCGTTTAAAACGTATGATCCAGTATCTACATAAGTTTCATCTTCCATAATATCTTTTGCAAGTTTAGTATATTCTCCGCCAACTTCTTTAATTAAATCCTTTAAGAAATCCATATCGTTTATCCAAATAAAAAGTCTAGTGTGCTTGTTTCTTGTGTTTTCCAGTCAATAACATCTAAAATTGCCTTTAGAGGTGAAATAAAGGTTTTTTCAAATTGAGTGTTGTAGTCTACAAATTTTCCTAATCCAAGATCTGTTGGAAATCTCTGAATGAATGCAATTACATTTTCATTAATAGGATTCGGCATCTTAAGATAACAAACCTTAATTTTTTCTCCATCCTTAATGAGCGGGTACTTCATATCAAGCTTTTGCTCTTTTATGTACCTATTGTAAACCAATGAGGCTCTTGATTGGATTGGAGTTCCTTTCTGATATGAATTATTGGCTGCGGAATATTTATTAACGTTGCTGACACTCTTCGGAGATGATACCTCTTCCGGCGTAAGACTAAAAAACTCTTTTTTACA